ATTTTATCGGAAACATGCATGGTGACTATTCTGTCACTAAAAATATCCGCAAGTGGATAGAGTATTGTGTCAAAGAAGATAAAGAGTACGCCGCTAAAGGAATCGATGTAAAAGCTTTATTGCAGAAGAAAAATCCCAAAGGGAAAGCTCTCGTTGACATGTTAGACGCAGGTAAAACAATTGAAGACGTCCGAAAGACCGACAATTATTTCTTTTGTATCAACAAGAAGAAATTAGAAGACTACGGTGCGTATATGTCTATCATCCACCAGAGAGAAAAGCTAGAAGAGTGGAAAGAGCCTGACTGGATCAATCTAACTGGTTCTAATCGAAAGATTGGGAAGTGGCTTGCGGACAACATCCGGAGATCGCGCCCGTTCAAGGCCCCACAACTTTTTATACATGGTCCTCCGAACCATGGGAAGACTTCGTTGATCGAATTCTTAAAGAAGTCATTATCTGTGTACCATATTCCAACTACGGAAGACTTTTACGACGCATTTGATAATGAGTATGACCTTTGTGTGATCGATGAGTTCAAAGGACAGAAATCGATCCAATGGTTGAATCAATTCCTTGATGGCCAGACTATGACAATGAGAAAGAAGGGTTCTCAATACCTTAAAACCAAGAATATTCCCACTATGATCCTCAGCAATTACGCTCCGAGGGATTGCTATGAGGGAATAAAGAAAGCCGAAGCGGAAGCTGCGGAGAAAGGGTATACTATACCCGATAAGTTGGAGAGCCTTATGGCTAGACTTAGTGTAGTAGAGGTTACAGAGTTTATCAAAATTTATTAATAAACTTAAGAGTCAGTAAATCGTACACGTGTTGTTAAGATTGATGTTGATACATTATTGCTTAGTCCGATAATTAAAGCAAACAGGCCTCCTGTTTGGATTGAGCCCACTGTTCCACCTGTTCCACCAAAAATCACATCCAAGTTCATCTTTTTGAATTTGTTGAGCATTCTAGGCATGGGGGTTCCCGCTACAAGCGCACCCCCGCCTGAGGAGTATCCGGACATCATGAAGAATTTATCCACGATAACTTTGAATCTGTCTCGGTTGGTAAGGTTCATGGGAGCATCGAACCCTGCATAAGAGAGAACATCCGTTACAGCGGGTGTTGCTGCGTTTGTTTGAGAGTCGTAGAATATCATGAGACGGACTACATCGCCCGCTTCAGAAGCAGCTGTTGCCGCATTTAGAACCGTGGTGAAACGTGTGAGAAGGCTTTTTAGACAAACTTTTCTTCCTATTCGTTGTGTGTAGTCTGTTCCTTGTGGAATTCCATTTAATAAGATAACAATCCCTCCGTTCGTAACAACTTGTGTGCTCTCTGCACTATCGAAGACTTTTAGTTCATCTCTTCCTCGTCTGTTGTAATTTCCGTAATATCCTCCTGTTCTGAGAGGTGCTCGAGTAGTGATTGCCACTCTGTTTCTAAGGAGTTGAGCCGCTTTGTTAACGAGTTGACGGCTTCTTGCAACTTTATAAGAGTTCCTATATCCTGATCCGTATGTAATAGTTTTGACGCTGGCTCGAACCATACTGATGCTTGTTTCTTGACAGGTGCTCGCTTTCTAGGTGTCTTCGGTGTTTCTGGCTGGTTCGGTGAAGTCTGCATATTTAAAGTAACCTTCCGTCCAATCAGCCGCCTTTTATCCGCTACATACCCAATCATAGAAAATTCTATACTTCCCAGAAAATATTCCGCTAAAATAACCGCCACTACTATACTGACTAAGCACGTAGACCAAGCCGCTGCCCCCACGCAGTGGGTAGCGGCGACTCCCACGTGCGTTCTTGCTTCGTCTCGGTGCCGAAACACACGTAACATCACTCTAATCGGATATTATCAAAAAAACACCACTACCCCTCGGACAATAACCCTCCGGGTACGTACAAACCCGGTTCTAAGTTTCTAACGTCTAAAAATAAATATAGACCCCTCGCTGTATGACATAAGTGCCTGACGGGGAAATAATTTAAACCCTGGTTAAATTTGGGTATAAGACGGGACGGTTTGGGGCGTATAGTATTACCTACGCCCCAGCACGTCCTCCCCGTCCCCCTTAATGTTAGCCGATAATTCAGACATGTTAATTTCATATGAGCCTCCCCTGTCCCAGTCGGAGGGCGAATACAGTGCCAATGAACTAGCGGATCGAAGAGAAGCGTTCACCTCTAAGGCGGAGACAGCATTAGCCACGACGCCTGTTGCCTCGAAGGGTATCAAGAAGAAATCCAAGTCGAAAAAGACTAAAGGATTTCGTATGAATGCCAAATCGTTCTCGCTCACGTTCCCTCAGAATCCCACTACGAAGACCGAAGCAGAAGCGAGGATCAATGCTAAGTGGGATGATGTAAGCTATGTTATCTCGCAAGAGAAACATAAAGATGGAAACTTCCATCTTCACATTTACCTTCAGTTCCCGACCGCCAAGAATTTTAAAGATGCCAAATGTTTCGATTTTATCGGAAACATGCATGGTGACTATTCTGTCACTAAAAATATCCGCAAGTGGATAGAGTATTGTGTCAAAGAAGATAAAGAGTACGCCGCTAAAGGAATCGATGTAAAAGCTTTATT